CTCGGTGTCTGAAAACGAACCTAATAGTTATTTCAAAGGAGACATTTCTAAAGTAATGTTGTGGAATAGAGCATTAAGTGGAGATGAAATAAAAAATTTAGTAAATGAAACACCTCAAGACAATCTTAAACTACATTATGAGTTTGAAGATGGCAAAGCTAAAGACTTATCTGATAATAACTACGATGGAATATCACATTTAACTGAAAAGGGAGAAGAAGAGATTAAAATATCACATGCACCAATACCACATCGTAGAGTAGGTAGAATGTTTTGTTTACCACATGAAGATGAGGGGTTAATAAAAGATGAAAAGGGTCAAGATAGATGGGCCAAAGGAGAGACTACTGCAAAAAATGAAAGAAGGTATGTACTTCAAATGCAACAAGGTAATTGGGATTATAAATCTGATGGCATAAAACAATTAAAATATGAATTGATTGGTGTGGATAATATTGCACCTAATGTAAAGATGATAAATGTTAAATTTTAATATATATTAATATAAGAAAGTTATGGCTGAAGAAATATTTAATAATAGTACTCCTTTTTATACTGCAAACAAAAAAAGACTAGATAAAGTAGGATGTGGGTTTTGTTTAGCTAAGTGGACACAAGTTACGATTCATTTACATACTGGTAGAAATCATTCTTGTCACCACCCCCAAACTCATGCTATACCAGTACATGAGGTAAAAAGAAATCCATCAGCACTTCACAATACTCTTCATAAAAAAAGAAGAAGAAGAGAAATGCTTACTGGTAAGAGACCAAAGGAATGTGACTATTGTTGGAATGTTGAGGATAATTCAAAAGAATATTCAGATAGAATATATAAATCATCAGAAAGTTGGTCAAGACCTTTCTACAAAGAAATAGTTGATACACCTTGGAACGCTGACTACTTCCCAAAGTATGTAGAAGTGTCTTTTTCAAATGTTTGTAATTTTAAATGTTCATATTGTGGTCCAACATATTCATCACAATGGGTTGCTGAAGCAAAAAAACATGGACCATATCCAACAACTACCCAATTCAATGGACTTGACCACTTAGAACAACAAGGAGAAATGCCAATTCACCATAAAGAGTATAATCCATATGTTGAAGCTTTTTGGAAATGGTGGCCTGACTTATATCACAATCTACATACATTTAGAATGACTGGCGGTGAACCATTACTATCAAAAGATGTTTGGAAAGTATTAGATTATATTGAAAAGACTGATAATCCAAATAGAATGTTAAAATTATCAATCAACACAAATTTAGGAGCAGAAGATAGACTTATTGATAAACTTATTAAAAAAATAAATAAGATTAGAGATGAACAAAGATGTGAAGAGTTTGTAATCTTTACATCAGTAGATGGATGGGGTAAACAAGCAGAGTATGGTAGACATGGTTTGGAATTTGATAGATTTTGGAAAAATGTAAGAAAAATATTATCAAAATGCCCAACTGTTAGTATTGGTTTGATGAGTACATACAATGCATTATCAGTTTTTTCATATCCAAAACTTATAAAAGAGGTTTATGAATTAAAAAAAGAATTTGCTTCTACCGATAGAGATTGGGTATCATCAGTATTTTTAGATGCATCATATCTTAGATATCCTACTCACCAAACAATCCAAGTTTTAGGTGAAGAATTTGCCGATTTAGTAAAAAAACAATCTGATATGGTTCAAGAGCTGAGAGAAGTATTTCATCAAGATATAAATGAAAATGGAGTGTCCTATGGATTTACAGATGTTGAAATAGGTAAGATAACAAGATTATATGATTGGATGATTGCACCACAAGATGAAGAACAACTTAAAACCAATAGAAAAAACTTTTATAGATTCTTTAATGCTCATGATGAAAGAAGAGAAACTAACTTCTTAGAAACATTTCCTGAATTAGAAGATTTTTATAATAAATGTAAAGAATTAAATAATGGTTAGATATCTTTATGAAACCGTTTGTCCTCATGGATATGTAAAAAATGGATATGATAAAAATAAACTTGTAGAATATATGAAAAATATCCAAGTAAAACATAAAGACACTACAAGTTTTAACTTAGACCATATTTGTAAAGAAAAAAAAGAATTTAAATCTACTTTGTTTGTAGATGTTGGTAAGATTACAAGAGAAACACAAGATACTTTAATATTTGAGATTGTAATTGATGAAGATTGTAAATTAGAAAATTTATCAGGTAATACACTTGATGTATTATTTGACTATTTTACAGAAGTAGGTAAGGATATAACAAATGGAAAACAATTACAATTTTCAGTTGAAAATCCTAAAAATATAAAATTATCACAAAAAGATAAAAAAATTTTAACACAATTTAATAAATGGATATCGAAAGAATCAAGTACGACACTATTTTAATAACTGGTGGAGCTGGTTATTTGGGTTCGGTTATAACTCAATCTCTTTTTAGTAGAGGAATGGTAAAAAAATTAGTAGTTTATGATAATCTGATGTATAATCAGACCTCATCAGCTAATTTTGCTCATTTTAAAAACTTTGAATTCGTTTATGGTGATGTAAGAGATAAAAAATTATTAAAAAAGTATGTTGATGAGTCAGATGTTATCATACCATTAGCAGCAATCGTTGGATTTCCTGCTTGTGAGAGAGATAAAGACTTAGCAACTGCGGTGAACTATGAGCATGTGAGATATATTTGTGAATTAATTAAGGATACAGATAAAAAAATTATCTATCCTAATACAAATAGTGGTTATGGAATAGGAGAGGATGGTACTTGTACCGAAGATAGCCCATTAAATCCGATTTCTCATTATGGAATTACCAAAGTCAACGCTGAAACAGAAGTTTTAAGTGTTGGTGGTATCTCTTTAAGACTGGCAACAGTATTTGGTTCATCAATGAGGATGAGGATGGACTTGTTAGTAAATGAATTTGTGTATAAAGCACTAACTGACAAGTACATAACCATTTTTGAAAAAGATTTTGTAAGAAATTACATACATATTAGGGATGTCGCTCATACATTTATGTTTATGTTAGAAAGGTATAAACAACATGGGGGAGAAGTTTTTAATGTAGGTCTATCAGAAGCTAATTTATCAAAAGAACAATTAGTAGAGCTAATAAAAACATACATTCCTGACTTTGCAATAACATATTCTGATTATTACAAAGACCCAGATAAAAGAGATTATATAGTTTCCAACGAAAAGTTAGAAAAAACTGGTTGGAGACCTATATATGACTTGGAAGATGGTATAGAAGAACTAATGAAAACCTATTCTGTACTAATATCCGATTTAAGTTCAAAATATAGAAATGGTTTTCCTTTAAGTTATGGCAATAGGGCGTAGTATATATTACAAAGAAAGAAGTTGGAACGATTTCCACATTTATTCATCAAAAGTTCTTACTGGTGGGGTAAAAATAATACAACCATCGGTTTATCACGAACAAAGAGGTGAAATTTCAACAACATATCATTCAGATTACTATGATAGATTGATTCCTATAGAAGAAAGAGAAAAAGGAGTCCAATTTAAACATGATAGGTACTCAAAATCAGAGGAAGGTGTATTAAGAGGTTTACATCATGATAATAAGACTTGGAAAATGGTATCTTGCTTACATGGTAAGATATATTTGGTAGTTTTAGATGTAAGAGGTGGTAATACGACTAATAATCCACAATATGGAAGTTGGGAAACCTACATTTTGTCACCATCCACACAAACACAGGTACTAATACCACCAGGATTCGCGAATGGACACTATGTGATGGAAAAAAACTCTATATTCTCTTACAAATTAGCATATGATGGTGAGTTTGTAGATGTAGATAAACAAAAAACAATAAAATGGAATAGTAAAAAGTTCAATATAGAGTGGCCTTGTACTAATCCTATAATTTCTAAAAGAGATAGAGATGGAAAAGATTCTTAATCTTAAAAATCACCAAGATAGGTGGGATGGTAGTAATTGGACATCACAAGATTTGATTGATTTTGAAGATGACATAATAAAACATTGGGAAAATGGTGAAATTACTGGTCCAATACACCTTTCAAATGGTAATGAGGAACAACTTATTAAGATATTCAGTAAAGTCGGTGTTGATGATTGGGTATTTTCTACATGGAGGTCTCATTATCATGCATTACTTCATGGAGTCGAACCAAAGGTGTTAAAACAAAAAATATTAGATGGTAAATCTATAACAATCATTGATAAAGATTCAAATTTTTATTCATCAGCGATAGTTAATGGTATTATACCAATAGCTCTTGGTGTAGCTAAGTCACTAAAGTTAAGTAAGAGTAAAAATAAAGTATGGTGTTTTATAGGGGATATGACATTCGAGACAGGTTTGTTTTATGAAGCTCATAAATACGCAAGAAACTTTGACTTACCTCTATATTTTGTAGTAGAGGACAATGGAGTATCAACAAACACACCAACTTCAGATACATGGAATGGTATTCAAAGAGAAATACCTGAAGATGTTATATATTATAATTATAAATCAAAATATCCGCATTACGGAACAGGAAAATGGGTAGTCTTTTAAATTTTATTTTTGAAAAAACATGGGGTCAAGGAAATGGTCCTAAAGGTTGTTGTAGTAAAGGTCCTATTAGTAATGAGATTATCTTAAAACATAATCACAGTAGAACTGAGTACTTTGAATATAAAGAGGGTTACAAAAACTTAATTGTTTTTGAATTTACAAGTATAGATAGATTTATAATTGAGTACAAGTATAGAGACAAATTATTAGAATTAAAAAATAAAGGTTGTAAAATAGTTTTCGGTTTTCTATCTGACCCTTCTTATGATGAATCAATTGAAAATGCAAAACATTGGTGGGAAGAACTTGACCCAATTATAATAGGTGGTACACCAACATCTAAATTTGGATATCAATTTGATTATTTTATTGAAAGTACAATTGTAGCATTAAGTAATGCGTTTGGACACAAAAACGAATTGGGGTATGTAAGTGAAAAATTAAAACAAAATCAAATTGAATTTTTTAGAAGTAATTACTTCTTATGTTTTAACAGACAACTTGAAGGTAAATATGCAAGACTTAGATTATTTTATGACTTTTTTGAACATAAACTTCATGAGAATAGTTGTTTTTCATTTTTAAACAAGTTTTACTTTGAGCAAATTGATACAAAAAATAATGAATTGTATAAGGACTTGTGGCATGAGCAGACTATGAGAGATTACATAACACATCTACCAATGCAATTAGACACTTACGATATACCAAAAGAAAGGTTAAATAGTTTTATGATTGGTGATACATATAGAAAAGATTTGTATCAAAATTCTAACATACACATAGTAACTGAAACAACTTTTGAGAATAATGTAATTTTTATTTCAGAAAAAGTTTTAAGACCAATTGCGATGTATCAGCCCTTTTTTGTATTAGGCCCAAAAGGATATTTAAAACAATTGAGAACTCATGGATTCCAAACTTTTAGTGAATTTTGGGATGAAAGTTATGATGAAATAGATGACCCAAAATTAAGATATGAAAAAGTATTAGAAGAAATACTAAAAATAAAAAAAATGGATATTTTAGATGTAAATGATTTATATTCTAAAACAAAAAAAGTTTTAGTACATAATCACAATTTATTAAGTAAACTTCCAACAGACTCGTTAGATAAATATTTTGAAAAGATAGAAAATGAATGGTAAAGTATTAGTAACAGGTTGTAGTGGTTTGGTAGGAACTCACACAGCCAATAAATTAGTAGAAAAAGGTTATGAAGTAATAGGTGTTGATATAAAAACATCTCAATTTCTTCCAACAAAAAATTTTGAATTTCATCAAATAGATTTAAGAGATGCTGATGATGTATCAGTCTTATTTGACCAATTTAAATTTGATGGTGTAATTAACGCATTTGGTATAAAAGGTTCACCTATTAGAGTACAGACAAAACCAATAGATTATTTAGAACCATCTATAAAGGTAAATGTAAATATTACTGATAATTGTGTAAAACATGATTGTTGGTTAGTTTATATGTCATCTGTTGGTGTATATCAGCCAGCAGAAGTATTTGTTGAAGATACTGTATGGTCTACATTCCCATCTGAAAAAGATTGGTATGGTGGGTGGAGTAAGAGAATACCTGAATTGTATTTAGAAGCATACAAAGTACAAGAGGGTTATGATAAATACACAATTGTAAGACCAGCTAACATATTTGGTGAGTATGATAACTTTGGTGAAGGTTCTACTGCTATAGCATCTACAATAAGAAAAGTATTTGAAGCAACCGATGAAATAGTTGCATGGGGCGATGGTACACCAACAAGAGATTTTATTTATGGTGGTGATGTGGCAGATGCATCTATAAAATGTTTTGAAGAAAAATTACATATCACAAGTAACTTAGGTAGTGGTGAAGAAATATCAATAAAAAGAATGATTGAAACTGTATCAAAGGTTAGTGGAAAAAATATAAAAATAAATTGGGATTCTTCAAAACCAAATGGTGATGCAAGAAGATTAATGAGCACTGAAATTCAAAAAGAATTTGGATTATTACCAAAACTTGGTTTTAGTGATGGTATAAAAAATACATATAATTTTTACAAAGACAATGATATTTTACACAACTGAAAAATCACTTAGTGACACAAAATCAAAATTAGTTGAATTATTTGACTTAGAAATTAGAAATGTAAAAAATACAGAACCATCTTCATGGCTTAAATCTTCAATCAATTATGAGTGGCCTAAAATTACTAAAATTCTTTATCATACAATAGATGATGTTTATACTTTTTTGCAAGATACAAAAGCAGGTAAAGATTTACTGAAAAAACATGAAGAAAAAAAAGTTTATAAAATTATTTTTGCACAAACTGACAATTACAATGTTGACCTTTATGAACAACATATTTATGAACTTTTAAAATCGTTATATCTTAGTAAATACAACATTGAAATTTATGATACTGGATTTTTATCAGATGATTATGAAAATATTAATTATGGAATAACTGTACTTAGTTGGATGGAAGAATTTTTCCATATTAAGTGTGAGACAAAACCTAATAGGCATTTTCTGACTTTAAATTCAAGACAAAAAGAAGCAAGGATAAACTTGTTTGATTTTTTAGATAAAAATAATTTACTGACAAAGGGTATATGTTCATTTCATTGGATGAGAATATCACCAGATATATCACTTGACAAGTTTGAGGGTGAAATTGATGATAAAGAGTCACATTTAGAAAAAGTTCATAATGGAATATTACATTCAAATAGTGTAACACCTTTATATGAAAAAACATTATTTGAAATCGTTTCACCAAGTGCACATAATTTGGTTACTGAAAAAACTTTAAAACCATTGTTACATGGTAAACCATTTTTATTATGGATATACTTTATACTTGAAAATGATTGGTCATTGTATCCTGCTCTCGGTCATAGTAATGTAACAAGAACAATGAGTATGGTATTATTTTGGAGAAAATGGTATAAGTCAATAGGTATAGATATAGATTATTTTAATATAGATTATTATAATCCAAATAGTATAAGAGAAAAAATAATTGAATTATGTTCAATGTCTTTAGATGAAATTCAAGAGAAATATAAAGATACATTTGAAAAAGCAGAACAAAATAAAATATTAATAAATAAATTTATTGAAAAAAGATATGGACAATTTGGAATCAAAATATGATTTAATAATCGGTAATGGTTGTAGTTTTACTGAAGGAGGTGGATTGAATCACCCTGATTTATATGAATTTTTTTCTAAAGAAAAATTTATAACTCATGAAATATCAGATAAGTGGATGTTTACACAAGCATATCCAAAAATACTTGGAGATTTATTCAACTCTAAATGGAAAAATATATCTACAAGTTGTTCATCAAATAATTTAATTATTGAAAGAGCGTATAAAGAATTAAAAAAACATAGAAATCTAAATAAAGTATTAATAGTAAATCAATTATCACTACCAACCAGACTTGGATTTAAAAATGGAAATAAATATTATAGTTACAATGGAGTATCTGGAAAAGTAGTCCATGAGGATGTAAATAGAATTGGTTGGACTAAACCAACTTTTGTTCCAGGTTTAGAAGAACCATTTGACCAATACTATAAAAATTATATAGTAGAAGTATTCGATATAGATTATCATTGGGAAAAAATATCGATGCAAATGGATTTATTTAATTCATGGTGTGAAAAAAGAAACATAGATAATTATTGGGTAACTTGGGATGAGGAGATTAGACTAAAAAATATAGATAGGGTAATCAATCCACATGGTAAACCAATAGTAGATTGGGCAGTACAAAATAAACTGAGAATTATGGATGTGGAGGGAGTTCCACATGGTGATGCTCACTTATCAATCGAAGGACACAAACAATTAGCAAATATAATATATGAAAAAATCAGATAAAATTTTAGTTACAGGTGCAAGTGGATTTATTGGTTCAAGACTAATAAAACATTTGTATGAAAAAGGATTCACAAATATAAGAGCAACTTCATTCAGTAGAGATTTACGAAATGATTTTGATGGTTGTGATAATGTTGAACACATTAAAGGTAATTTACAAGATGCACCTTTTTGTGAAGAGGTTTCAAAGGATGTAGATGTTGTATTTCATGCAGCGGCTAATACATCCAATGCATTGGATACAAAATTTAATCCATTACTTCATGTTACACCAAATATTGAAATGAATGTAAATCTTATGGAACAAAGTTGGAGAAACAAAGTTCGTAAGTTTATGTTTATATCATCAAACACTACATATCCTGATATGGGTGATGAGCCATGTACAGAAGATATAGAAGTACAGACACCTGATATTGTACCCGTATATAAAGCAGTAGGTTGGATGAAGAGATATGGAGAGACACTTTGTGAGTTTTTCTCTAATCAGATTCACGACCCAATGCAGTGTATAATCATAAGACCTTCAAATGCATTTGGACCGAATGATAAATTTGATTTTGAAAAATGTCATGTTACACCTGCTAATATAAGAAAGGTAGCTGATAATTTAAATCCAATTCCATTATGGGGTGATGGTACTGAAGTTAGAGATGTTATTCATGTTGATGATATGGTAAGTGGATTTGCAACTATTGCAGAAAAAGTAGACAAGTATGATATCTACAATGTATCATATGGATTGGGATATACTGTTATGGAAGTGTTAGAACTTATCAAAGAAATTGAGGGTAACGACAATCCAATCGAATTCGTAAACAACAAAGCACCGATGATACCCGTAAGGTTATTGGATAATTCTAAGTTAGTATCGTTGGGGTGGAAACCAAAATATCATTTAAGAAGTGGGTTAGAGAATGCATTAAAATGGTACAAAGAAAATAAAAATCAATTTAATCCAAATTCAAAACCATAATGATTTCTAAAGGAATATTTGGTATCGGTTGTTCTTATATGTGGGGTGAAGGTCTTTACTATTATAGTTCTTTACCTGACTTACCTCCCAAGTCATTAAATCATAGTTTTGATGGAGAACACATTCGTGATACTCATTGTTCTTTTAAAAACAAATATAGATTTATACAATTGGTATCTGACCATTACGATATTTGGAATTGGACATTTGGTAATGGATTCGGTATGAATGGTGGAAGTAATATAAGGTCATTTACAACATTGAACGAAATGTTTAAAGATGAATATAAATTAACACCTAAACACTTTTCACTTTTTATATATCAGTTCACCGCACCTACACGAGACCAAATTGACCCAAATGGACCAGGTGATGGACCATACCATCCTATTGATGAACAGATACAAAGTGTCTACGATAACATGAAAGACTTTAGAGATAGTAATATCAAAATCGTAACAATTAATTGGTATAAAGAAATAGCTAATCATCCACTATATAAAAAACTATTTGCTGATACTCATTGTGATATTGAAGTGGATGGTGATGTAAGAGAATCGTTTGATTATTTCACAGAAAATCATAAATACAATTGCACTGTCCGTACTGATTTTTATCCACCAGTATTAAAAAATGATTTACATTTTAACCCAAAGGGTCATAGATGTGTGGCTGATTCAATTATAAAAAAATTAGAAAAAGAAAATTTTAATCCAAAAGATTATGAGTAAACCAGAATATACACCTTATTTAGATGAACTTACAAAATCAATGAAACTTTGTATGGATGACCCATCTACTATTTTTATTGGTCAACAAATTGTTTACTATGGAAATCCAATGAGTAAAACAATCGAGGGATTACCAAAGGATAGAATGATTGAAACACCAGTCATGGAAGAAACACAAATGGGAATGTCTATTGGTCTTTCAATGGCAGGTCACAAAGTAGTAACATTTTATCCAAGGTGGGATTTTTTAATTTGTGCGGCTAATCAATTAGTAAATCATGCTGACAAATTAGAGATTATGTCCGATGGTGAATGGAAACCAAACATCATAGTAAGGGTTGGTAAAGGTAGTGATAAACCATTAGACCCTGGTCATCAGCATAAAGCCGATTATACAGAACCTTTTAGAAAAATATTAACGAATGCAGTAATAACTAAATTGGATAGTCATGAAAAAATATATCCTGCATATCAAAAAGCTATTAAAGAAGGTGGATTACATATATTAGTAGAATATCCAGAATTATACTATGATTAATTTTGTAACAGATTTTCATTTTACTGACCCTTGGATTAATTCAATGGACCATGATGTCATAACATCAGAAATATTACAACAAAGTACAAGTAATACTTTCGTTGAAGATGAAATCAATAAAAAATATTCTGATTACAATACCGACAATTCCACAGGTCAACCTGGTGTAATGTCAAGACCCGAAGGGCATGGTGTGTGGTTTCCAATGAAGGATATGTATCACAACTCCTCGTTTTTAAATATATGTGATGTCTTAGATGAAAATGATAAAACTATTGATGACAAACTTTATGTTTATAAAATAGATATGTATGGTGCGATAAATTGGGCTTTACCAAGTCAATACGATTTTGGACAAGAACACGAGAACCTTAATACAATAATTGATAGATTGAGTATAAGAGCATTAAATGCATTACAAAAAAATGATAATTTTCATTTAATGGTAAATTATAATTGGGAAGGTATTATATATGACCATAACCTTATTGTATTACATAGTAAATTACATCAATACAAAATCCCACATAGTAAAGTAGTTTTTTCATTTGCTGGTTATAATGTTGACAAATGGTATAGAGAATTCTGTGAAAGACATACAATTAAAAATAGAATAAAAATGTTTCATCTTCATTGGGTTTGGGATAATAAATCTGAAGAATTTTATGGATTATCTATGGACCAAGATTGGGATAAAATAAATAAGGAATATACTATTGAAACAAAAAAGCATGATTTCAATAATCTCAATAGAAGATTAAGGAGACATAGACTTTGGACATTAGCAAAATTAAACGAGCTCGATTTAATAAAAAATAATATAGTTACTTATGATTTTACAATACCTGAAAATCGTAATCACCTTAAATGGATACCTGATATTGAACACAATGATGTTCATGATTTTGTTGGTTTAAGAAAACAACTTCATTGGTTACAACTATACCAAGATAAAAAAACATATGACTTTGATGATTTAGAAAAATTATGGGGTATAAACTTTGAAAGAAGTTTACCATATAAAGATTCGATGTTAACATTAGTATCTGAAACATCAGTAGATAAAGAACATTATTATATCTCAGAAAAAACTGTTAAACCAATAGGACACAAACATCCATTTATTATAATGGGTACACATGGAACTTTAGCTGAACTAAAAAGAGAAGGTTTTAAAACTTTTCATCCATATATAAATGAAGATTATGATTCAATAGAAGATACCAATAAACGATGTTTAGCAGTGTTAGATGAATTAAAAAGAATAGTATATTTATCTAAAGAAGAAAAGATTGAATGGATGAAGAATGTAAAACCAATTATTGATTACAACTTTAGACATCTTATCAATTTTAAAGTAAAATATAAAAATAGAGTTCAAGAAAGAACTCAAAAACTATTTAAGAAATTTAATTACAATGAAAAAATTATTTAAAAAGATTCTAAACAAATATAAAATTTGGAGACAAAATAGAATCTACAAAAAAAAGTTAGCTGAACTTAAAAAGAGAGACCCTTTCGTATACAAAAAATAACCCCCTTTCTTGTTTCTTTATATTTATATATTGACAAGGTGTATATATGAGCAAACTAAGCAATCATTTAGTAGAGCAAATCCTTTTGGAAGAATCCAAAATAAAAAAGGTAGTGGTAGTCTATGTAGGTAGATTTCAACCAATGCACCAAGGTCATTACAAAACATTTGCTCACTTACAAAAAAAGTTTGGAAAAGGTAATGTTTATGTAGGTACATCTAATAAGACTGAAAAAGGTCGTTCCCCATTTAACTTTAGAGAAAAGAAAAAGATAATGACTACAATGTTTTCTATTCCTTCAAATAGAGTAGTCCAAGTTAAAAATCCATACGCTCCAACAGAAATACTTAAAAAGTTTGATAAAGAAACTACTGCATTTGTTACTGTTGTAGGTCAAAAAGATGCTAGTAGATTAACTCACAAATACTTTCAAAAGTATGATGGTAAACCCACGGAAGGATACGAAGATAGGGGATATCTATATGTTGCACCAATGCAAGGTGGAGCAATAAGTGGAACAGAAGTTCGTAATGGATTATCAGTTGGCTCAGAGGAACAAAAAGAAAAATTCTTTAAAGATAGAGCTTATGGAAAATTTAATAAAAGTATTTTTAAATTAGTCACAGATAAATTAAATGAAAGTTTATTTGTACCAAAAGAAACAATTGAAGAATACATGATGGAAATATCTACTGGTGGTTTGGGTGGACTTGATGTGGATGATGGACCAAACTTCTTTATACCAAATTATAAAACATTCAGAAAGGTAGCTGCGGATAGAGCAACTAAATTAGGATACACAATTGTCAATATGATTGGTGATGAGAAGTTTGAAGATTATTATGAACATCCTGAATACCCAGATGGTCCACAAACCGCAGTTTCTTATTTCCCAGCAGGTGTAATTGGTACAATGACTCCAAACAACCAAGTAGACATTTATTCAAGTGGAGCTTACTCTAATTGGTATAAGCATGTTACTCGTAAAGCTGCATTAGTAGGATACGATGTAATCAAAAAGTTAGATATAGAAAAGGATGATAAAGAACAATCAACTGATGATGCAGAGGGAGCTAAAGATTTAGAAAAAGAATTTGAATCATCGTTAAAGGAATCAATCACCTTACCAGTAAAAGTTGGTGATACTATATTAATGGGTAGATTTAAAAATAAAAAGGTAGTTATTAAATCAATCGGTAAAGATGAACATGGAATGCCAACTATCAATGGAAGGAAGGTTGTAACTTTTCGACTAATGAAAGAAGGATTTGATGTTGATTTAGAAGATGTGGAGTTTCCTTCTGATATGCCACAAGATGAAAATACTTTAGAAGAGAGTTGTGATAAACCAATGAAAGGTGAAACGGAACAACAATTCAGAACAAGATGTTTTGGTATTAATCCATTAGCACAACCACCAAAAGGTTTGATGAGAGTTGGTGAAGATGTAGAGGAAAGTAAAGGAAGATTAAGACCAGCTGACCTTCTAAGAAGAAAAGCAGCGATGGCTGGTAAAAGAGCAGCTATTCAAAGAGCAAGAAAAAGAACGATGAAAAGAAGAAAACCTCTTGCTAAACTGAAAAAGATTGCATACAAAAAAGCATATCTACAAGTTTACGATGAATTTATGAAGGACTTATATCCTGGTAAAAAGAAAAAAGAGTTATCAATTCAACAAGCTAAAGTAGTTCACAAAAATGTACTAAGAAAAAAAGGAAGAGTAAGAAAAAGAGCAAAGTTTAGATTCCTACCAGATTTGAGAGCAAAAGAAGTAGAAAAATTTGGTAAAACTGAAGCAGCGAGAATCCCAAGAAAAAAAGGACAACATAGAAACTCATCTTCACATTCTGATTTATATACTGATGAAAATCCAAAAGGTACAATTAAAGGTTTAAAATTCGCAACAGTTGATGATGCTAAAAAATCAGTAAGTAAAATTAAAAGTAGTGGTAAATCACATGCACACAAAATTCAAGCTGCGGTAGCCATGGAACAAAGAGCTAAGGAGATGGGTAAAACATCACAAGCTGGAGTTTATAGAGCATACATCAATAAGATGAAAAAGAAAACCAAAGCTAAGAATGAAACTTTAGGTTATCCTTCTAAAGAAGATATGAATAAAATAAATCAGAAGTTAGATAAACAAAGAAGTAATACTGATTCAAATAAAGAATATCAATACGATACTATAAAAGAAGTAAATGAATTCTTTTATATGGATTTTAAAAAATATGTTTGGAAACGAAGAGGAGAAATCAACAGAAAGTTAAAAGGATTATCACCTAAAGAAAAGAAAACATTCCTTGAGTTACTTTGGAAAAAACAATTTGGAAAAAATAAATCATGGAGTAAAGTAGATGGTAGTAAATTACACCAAATGTTGAAAAAGGATAAATATGTAAAAGAAGGATTGAAAGAAAAAGGAATCACAGATTTCAAATCACTATTCAAAAAAATGCCTTCGGATTTACAAAAGAGAGTTTACAATCTAAAAAACTTCGGTCAAAGAGCAGATAAACATCCAGAGGGTAATGTTCTTAAACATACTATTATGGTTGTAAATCGTTCAATCAAAGATAACGATATTGATATTGCGATAGCAGCCATGTTCCATGATATAGGAAAAGATGAAACTGCTGGTATACATCCAAAGAAAGGACACATCACACACTTTGGACATGAAAAGGTATCTGCTTCATTAGTAAAGAAATACAAAAAGTTTATAGAATCAGTTGGTGGTAACACTGCAAATGTATTTTATATTGTTAAAAACCATATGAAGTATAAACAACTATCTGATATGAGACCGAAGAAAGCAGATAAAGTTAAATCATTCAGAGCATTCGATAAATTAGGTAAGTTTTCAAAACACGATAGAGGTGGATTAGGTGAAGAGGTAATTACTGAAGGTGGAGCATATGGACATATGAATCATCCTTTCGATTCTGATGTAAATTTAACTTTTGGTCAATTAAAAGATATTGTAAATAGAGCACTTGATGGTACATTAGAAAACACAAGAGAAAAAACAGATGGACAAGCATTAGCAATTTCATGGAGAGACAATAGATTAGTTGCAGCAAGAAATAAAGGACATCTTAAAAATAAAGGAGAGAACGCCTTGGATATACGAGGGGTTTCGGATAAGTTTCAAGGTAGGGGTGGATTGAGTGATGCATACAACTTCGCGATGAGAGATTTATCTAAGGCTATCTCTTCACTTTCAGAACCACAAAGAAAGAAAGTTTTTAAAGATGGTGCTTGTTTTATGAACTTAGAAGTAATATACCCAACATCAGTTAATGTAATTCCTTATGGACAAGCTTTACTTGTGTTTCATGGAACTATGGAATATAACGATGAGGGAGTTGCTATTGGAGAGAATCAAGGAGCTGCTAGAATATTAGCTGGTATGATAAAACAAGTCAATCAAAATGTTCAATCATCATACACTATCGAAGGACCACCAGTCGTTAAATTACCTAAATCACAAGACCTTTCTAAAAAGAAATCTGTATATAGTGGCAAGATAAAAAGATTACAAAAGAAATACAATCTTAAAGATACTGATGGTGTATCGGAATATCATCAAGCTTTTTGGGAAAATTATGTAGATAAAAAATCACCAACAACATTGGACAATAAAACTAAAATGGGATTGGTAAAAAGATGGGCTTTCTTTGATAAAAAGTTTAGATTAGATTCTAAAAATATTTCGGATTCTAAAACTTTAGATTGGGCAAAGAAAACTGATAAAGAAAAACATAGTAAAATAGCCAAAGATAATATCAGACCCTTTGAAGATATTTTCTTAGGTTTGGGTGCGGAAGTGTTACAATTTGTAAGTTCGGCGATGACAGTCAATCCTGACAAGGCTATTAGAGATATGAAAAAGAAATTGGATAAAACAATCAAAGATGTTAAAAAATCTGGTGATGAAAAGAAAATCCAAAAACTTAAATTAGAACTTCAGAGATTAAAATCTATTGGAGGTGCTAAAAAAATAGTACCAAACGAAGGTATTGTATTCACTTATAATGGTAAAACCTTTAAACTTACAGGCACATTTGCACCTCTTAATCAAATATTAGGTATATTTTTCTAAAAATTGTTGTTTTCACAATTTAGTGATATTTATATATACATATATAATATGTTAAAATAGTATGGCAAAAGAATTCAAAAGAAAATTCATGCACCCAACTCGTAGAAAGTTGGCTGATATGGTCAAGACTGGTGAGTATGAAAAAAGCCAATCTGTTGGTTGGGAAGCTAAAAAAACAGAGAGAAAAGTTGGTGATGTATGGGAAGATGACCACTACAAATATGAAAAGAAAGAAGGATATACTTTAAAGACCGGCAAGAATTCAGAAGTATTTGAAAATATAAGAAAGTATCTTCAAGAACAAAATCAATGTAAAAATACTGATTGTGACCATGTTGGTGAATTCGGACCAAACAATAAAAAACTAATTCGTAAAACAGGATTCTGTATTTCATGTAATAAAAAGATGGAAACAGAACTAAGGATAAATGGAGTCTACGAAGATTTTTCAAAATATAAAATGTTTTCAAATGCAATTGCAGATGGACTTTTAAGATTAGATGCAATTGAACAAGAAATTAAAGATTTAAAACAAGAATATCATCAATATGGTGAAGATGGTAAAATTACCGAAACATTTACTCTTCCAAGACCAGTAAGTGAGATGAAAAAAGAAATGAGGGAGTTTGTTGATAAAAGTAAAAACGAGTTAGAAGAAATTAAAGAAAAAAGACAAGAATGTTTCGATAGAATAAAAGATAAAAATTATGAACATATTCTTTAGTATATTACGAAAGTATTTCAAGGAAATACTAATTGTAGGATTGATAGTTGTTATACTATTAATGAGAGCTTGTAGTGGAGATTCATCCATAGACCCTAAAGACATAGTAAATGTAGATGGAAAAGACTATGAATTATTAGAACAAAAAATAGATACAGTATTTGTTGAAAAAGTAATTGAAGTTCCAAAGTATGTACCTAAATATATTACTAAAGTAGAAACAGTTACGGTAGAAGTACCAGCTGATGTTGATTCTTTAAAAGTAGTTGAAGATTACTACGCAAAATATATTGTAAAAGATACTTTAAATCTAACATATGATTTTGGACCTGAAATTACAATTGATTCATTGGGAACAAAGCCAAATCCCTCTCTTGGGTTTGGATTCCTCACAGATACTATATCCCAAAATAGAATCCTAAGTAGGAAAATAGAATGGAACTTTCAGATTCCTACAATATACAATACAAAAATAGTTAAAGAGTTACCTAAAAGAGAGTTATATTATGGTTTAGGAGCTGGTTTCAATAAAACTGATTTTATTGGTAGTGCTAAGTTTGGATTATTATACAAAGACAAAAAGGACAAAGTATTTGGACTTGACTTAGGTGTAATAAATGCTAACAATAATGTAACTCCATATGTCGGTGGTTCATTGTATTGGAAATTATCATTGAAGAAAAAATAATGGCTAAGCAATCCTTAAAGGATATCATTAAGATTGAATACCAAAAGTGTGCATCAGACCCGATACACTTTATGAAGAAGTATTGCTATATTCAACATCCAGTAAGAGGAAAAATACCTTTTCATTTATTTCAATTTCAAGAAAGAACTTTAACTGAATTTGATAAAGAAAGATATAACATTGTTTTGAAATCAAGACAAACTGGTATATCAACTTTAGTTGCTGGTTTTTCTCTTTGGAAAATGTTATTTAATTCAGATTTTAATATTTTGATTATTGCAACTAAACAAGAAGTGGCAAAAAACTTAGTAACTAAGGTGAGATATATGAATGATAATCTACCAACTTGGTTAAAACAAACTGCAATAGAAGATAACAAACTATCTCTTAGATACTCAAATGGTTCTCAGATAAAGGCTACATCAGCTGCGGGTGATGCTGGTCGTTCTGAAGCACTATCCTTATTAGTATTTGATGAAGCTGCATTTATTGATAAGATTGAAGATATATGGATATCATCACAATCGACACTTTCAACTGGTGGTAGTGCAATTATTCTTTCAACACCAAATGGTGTAGGAAATTTCTTTCATAAAACTTGGGTAGGAGCAGAAGAAGAGGAAAATGGATTTAATACAATCCGTTTACATTGGAGTGTACATCCAGAAAGAAATCAAGAATGGAGAGATGAACAAGAAAAACTATTAGGATTGAAAGGGGCAGCACAAGAATGTGATTGTGACTTTGTATCATCAGGTGATACTGTCATAGACCCTCAACTACTAATGTTCTTTAAAGAGACCTATGTTCAAGAACCAATAGAAAAGGGTGGATTTGATGGAAACTTATGGAAATGGGAATATCCTGACTACAATAAAAGTTACATGGTAGTAGCCGATGTTGCCAGAGGTGATTCATCGGATTATTCAGCTTGTCATGTTTTTGATGTAGAGCAAGCATCTCAAGTTGCAGAATATAAAGGTAAATTAGATACAAAAGATTTTGGAAACTTTTTAGTATCATTGGCAACCGATTATAATAATGCTCTACTCGTAGTAGAGAATGCAAATATTGGTTGGGCAGTAATACAACAAATAATTGATAGAGATTATAAGAACTTATTCTATATGAGTAAGGATTTAAAGTATGTAGATGTAGAACATCAGATGACTAACAAATATAGAAGAGAAGAAAGAGGAATGGTAGCTGGTTTTAGTACAACATCAAAAACAAGACCTTTAATTATATCGAAATTAGATGATTATTTTAGAGAAAAATCATGTACAGTTAGGTCATCTCGTTTAATTGATGAGCTTTTTACATTTATTTGGACTGGTAATCGAGCTGAAGCCATGAAAGGTTATAATGATGACTTAACTATGTCATTCGCAATAGGACTTTGGGTTAGAGATACAGCTTTAAGATTAAGACAAGAAGGTATTGATTTGACTAAAAGAGCATTAGGTGGTATTGGTATACAAACACACTCTGGTGTCTATGGAGGAAACGACTTAGGTCCACAAGGTAACCCTTGGACACAAAAGGTTGGTGACAATGATGAGGATTTAACTTGGTTAATTAGGTAATAATAAAAAATTATATATTTATAGAGTAAGGAGTTAATTATGGACAATATTACAAAAGCATTATATTCAAATCACATTAACATCATCAGAAACGAATCTGAAGAGATAGAAGAATACGATGTTGTAAACGAACAAGATGTTTCAGAACTTATTGAATTTTTGAAACATTACAAACCTGAGGTTAACGAAGCTGAGTATCAAGGTAGAAAAGTAAAACTTGGCAAACCAACTAGAGGTGATGTAAAGAAATTTAAAGTTTATGTTAAAAACCCAAAAGGTAATGTGGTTAAAGTAAACTTTGGACATGGTGGTTCATCTGCAAAGAAAGCAGGTCAGAAAACAATGCAAATCCAAAAGGATATACCATCGAGAAGAAAAGCATTCAGAGCAAGACACAATTGTGATAATCCTGGCCCAAGACACAAGGCTAGATATTGGAGTTGTAGAGCTTGGTAATAAAGGTTATATAATTAAATTAGAATAAAATGGCAGATACTTCATTTTTCGGTAGATTAAGAAAACTCTTTTCCACACAAGCAATCGTTAGAGTCGATGCAAAGGGAAGGAGAAAAGTTGCTGATGTCGATGAGAGACAAAAGACAAACTTATCTTTTCTTAGAGACCGATATACAAAATTACAAAAAGGATTTTACGAACAAGCTGGTTCAGCACAATCAATGGCTTACCAACAAGTTCGTAGAGAAATATTCAGAGATTACGATGCGATGGATAATGACCCAATAATTGCATCAGCATTAGATATTTACTCAGATGAGTCCACACTTAAAAACGAATATGGTGATATTTTGACTATTCGTTCATCAAACGAAAATGTTCAGTCTATATTAAACAACTTATTTTATGATGTACTTAACATAGAATTCAATCTATGGCCATGGGTCAGAAATATGTGTAAGTATGGAGACTTTTTCTTATCATTAGAAATGGCTGAAGGTAAAGGTATTGTAAATGTATCTCCCCTATCAGTCTATAATACAGAAAGACTTGAAAATACTGACCCTGAAAACCCAAATTATGTTAAATACCATGTTGAAGATGATAAGATTGGAAAAGTTGATTATGAAAACTATGAAATAGCACATTTTAGATTATTAGCAGATACCAATTGGTTACCATATGGTAAAGCTATGATTGAGAATGGTAGAAGATTATGGAAACAACTATCTCTTATGGAAGATGCTATGTTAATCCATAGAATTATGAGAGCACCTGAAAAGAGAGTGTTCAAAATTGATATAGGTAATATTCCACCAAACGAAGTGGATAACTATATGCAAAGAATCATCAATAAAATGAAGAAGATTCCTTTTGTTGACCAAAATACAGGTGATTATAACTTAAAATATAATGTTCAAAACTTAACTGAAGATTTCTATTTACCGGTAAGAGGTGGTGATAGTGGTACTAACATAGAAAATCTATCAGGTTTAGAATTTAACAATACTGATGATATTGATTACTTAAAAGCTAAATTATTTGCAGCTCTTAAAATACCAAAAGCTTATTTAGGGTATGAAGAACAAATTAATGGTAAAGCAACTTTAGCTGCAGAGGATGTTAGATTTGCAAGAACTATTGAAAGAATACAAAGAATTGTTGTATCCGAATTAAGTAAAATAGCAATAGTTCATTTATACTCACAAGGTATCCAAGATTCAGAACTAACTAACTTTGAATTACAATTAGTAAATCCATCAACAATTTACGAACAAGAAAAAGTTAATCTTTGGAGTGAAAAAGTTAGACTAGCACAAGACATTCAAGGATTAAATATGTTATCTAAAGATTGGGTATATGATAATATCTTTAAATTAAGTAGAGGTGAATCTGAGAAAGAAAGAGGAACAATGATTGAAGATTTAAAAGATAGATTTAGATTCCGTTCAATTGAGGATGATGGTTCAGACCCAGCTAAAGAAGAGGAATCTGAAGATATTGAAGAATCATTAGAGAAGATTAAAAAAGAAATTAAGAATAAAGGTGGCAGACCACGAGAAGGTAATACTTATAAGAAAGACAAACATCCTTATGGTAGAGACCCTCTTGGTGATGAAGAAAGGAAAGATACTTTAAAGAAGGAAACTAAGTTATCGCCTGAAAAAATTAAGAGTATAGTTAATGGTGTTTCATCAAAACGAAAGTTTCTTCAAGAGACAGATATGTTGGATGAAAGTAACATCATAGAGGAATAAATTCTCTTTAATAAATATTTTTATATTTATAATAGAGATTTAGTATTCTATCAAATTAGGAAGTAAGATGAAAAAAATTAAACATAGTAAGTTTAAAAATACTGGTGTATTGTTTGAGTTATTAGTCAGGCAAATAACATTCGAAGTTTTAAACGGTGACAATAACGAAAATGCACAAAAAATTCTAAAGGAATTTTACAATAATAAAACTGAGTTAGGAAAAGAACTTAGATTATATCAATTACTGTCTGAAGAAAAATATAAATCAGAGGGTAGAGCAGAAAAATTCATTGATACTATCTTAGAAGCTAGAAAAAGAATCAATATAAAAAGATTAACTAAAGAAAAATACAATTTAGTTAAGAAAATTCAAGAATCTTTTGATATTAACCAATTTTTATCATCACCTATTACAAATTATAAGGTGATGGCATCAATATATAAGATATTTGAATCACAAGGTAAAGAAAATTACGATGTCAAAGATATATTTAATTCAAAATATACTATCGTAGAAGGTTTAATAGGTGGTGAATTAGAAAATAAAGCACAACTTATTGAAGATAAAACAATTTCTGAGTTTAAAACTCAAAATAAAGAAGAAAGATTCTTAACATATAAAGTATTGTTAGAAACTTTCAATAAAAAACATAGAAAATTAAACGAATCTCAAAAATCATTGTTAAAAAATTATATTAACAATGTAAGTAATACTTCCAAATTTACAGAATACTATACTCAACAACTTAAAGAAGTGGTTACTCAGTTGGTTAAACAACATAAAGAGGTCAAAGATAAGGTTACGAAAATTAAGTTAAAAGAAACTATCAATGTTTTAAGAAAAACTAAAATTGGTAGGGTAGTTTCAGACAATCAGGTTTCAGCTATGATGATAGCGTATGAATTGATTAGTGAAATTAAAAATGTTAGAGAAGAGGCTTAAAGAATATATTCGTAATCTTGTCCAAGAGATGGATGAGGAATTAGATGAAATCACTACAACTGCAAATATAGATGGTTTCGATACTCCATATGCTTTTCTGAACAAAAAATCCAAAAAAGATAAAGAGAAAAGAAAAAAAACCGCAACTATGATGGGTTATACCATTGTGGGTGAAGGTAGACGGCCAAAAAGACCTATTAATAGGTGGTTGGAATTAAAAAATGATGAAACGAGAACACCAAATCAAAAGTTATCGTTAGGATTAAAGGAATTAAAATATCAATTAGCCGAAGTTGAGATGTTTTTTAGATGGTACAACAAGATTCGTTCAATGAATGAATTAAACAAAGACAAGTATTGGAAAAGAACAAATACTAATATTTATAAGATAAAGGAAAGGTTAATTAATATAGTTAATAGTATAAAGGAGTTAGACCAATGAAAATAACAAAAGAAAGATTAAAAGAAATCATCAAAGATGTATTAAGAGAAGAGACTGAATATCAGAAATTTTTTGCAAAAGCATTAAAAAAGTCTGGTAAGTCTATTCCTCAAATGTCTGATGATGAAAAGAAGGCATTTTTTAACAAAATCGATTCTGCTTGGAAGGGCAAAGGCGAAAAAAAAGAAAGTTAAAAAATGAAATTAAAAGAGTTGAAACAAATTGTTAAAGAAGAAATCCATAACGAAAAATTAGGGATATTCAAAGAGGAGATTTCTACTGATGAGGAGCTACAAATTCGTAGAATCATAAGACAAGAAGTTTCAGCTATATTTTTTGAATTATTTAAAAAGCGTAGAAGTTGGGGAGCATAATGAAAAATTTACTTATAGAAACAGCGTTATTCGAAGGTAGGGTGAATGAAGATTCATCTGGTAGAACCATTGTTAAAGGTATTCTACAAAGAGCTGGTGCACCTAATCAAAACGAAAGAGTCTATCCAAAAGAAATTCTAATGAGAGAAGCTAAGAAGTATGAAACTCTCATTAAAGAAAGAAGAGCATTGGGTGAATTAGACCATCCTGAATCTTCAGTAATAAATTTAAAGAATGTATCACACAATGTAAGAGAAATACATTGGGATGGTGATGATTTGATGGGTACTGTTGAGATACTACCAACACCATCAGGTAATATTCTTAAAGAATTGTTAAAAGCCGGTATCCTTTTAGGTATATCATCAAGAGGTATGGGTTCAGTTGAACCAAGAAATGGTGGAGGAGTCACTGTTGGTGATGATTTCGAACTAATCGGTTGGGATTTTGTATCCAACCCATCTACACATGGTGCATTTATGACTCCTATGAATGAATCAAAACAAATGAAAATTAATGAAGTTTGTGGTAACTATTGTAAAGCACACGATTTAATTAGAGAAATAATAACGGAATTATCATGATAAGATTAACAGATTTATTAAACGAATCTTCACCTGGTTTTGAAAACAGAAAAACTGGTGATGCTTTACCAACATTAGATAGTGTACGAGCTGCATATCAAGCAAAGAAGGGAATAACTGAAGCGGAAGATGACAAATATGTATCCATCGGTTTTGGTAGATATAAAGAAAAAGGTAAGGAGGATGATGAAAATTCTCCTACATTCAAAAAAGATGATAGTGGAAAGTATGTATCAACATCAGACAAGGCAGCGAAGGGAGGTGATTCTTCTGCCGGAAAAAAAGATACTCCTAAAGTGAATATCTTTGATAAACCAAAATCTTCAGATGACAAAATTAAAACTATAAAAAAAATATCACCTAAAGCTGATACGGATGCACTTAAAAAATTAGCCAAAGTAGGTGAACCTAAATCTTCCGAACCTTCTTCTAAAGAATTAACTAAAAAATCAGTTGATGTTTCATTAGCAAAAGGTGCAGATACATTTAATAATTTTTTAGATGATAATGAAAGTAAGTTCTCTAAAAAAGATTTAAAAGATTTAAAAAAACAAACAGGTAGTATAAAAAATCTTGAAAGTGAACTTGCTGATGCAGAGCGTAAAGGAGATAAGGAAAAAATACTTGACCTTGAATCTGACATTAGCTTTGCAAAATCTAATATAAAGAACCAAATTTATGACATGGCCGATGAATATGCAAAAGACCCTAAGAAGGATGATGGCCCACAAAAAGATTCTACTGGTGGTAGAGCAGGTAATGTTGAAGTAAACAAATCAGTTCGTTTAAAAACAAAAAGAATGGGGATTACTCCAAAGAACTTAGGTAAAGAAGAATACGAAAGAAGAATGAGTCAAGCAGCAGTAGAAGCACTAACAGATGCAAACTTTCACTCTGAAGCAAGAGCTCTTATTGCGGTATTAGAAGATAATCCTGATTTCGCTAAAGACCCAAGACAAGACCCTAATATGCCTGATATTATGTCACCTGAATATGATAAATGGAGAAAGAGTAGTGTATATGGTTCTGAATATTATGATTCATCGCCTGGTACTGATGAGATAGGACAACATGCTTCTCAAGAAGCTGGTTGGGATGGTAGAGATGCATTAGATGCTATCGCATTTGATTTAAAACTAAATGGAAGTAAAAAATTAGCATTAAAAATGCAGTCAGTTATTGATGATACAAATGAATCTACTATGAGATTAACAAAAATGGAGATTAGAAAATGATAAAGTTAACACATTTGATGGGAGGTATTATTTCTGAAGGAACTTCATCTCATATTGGTATTATAGAACCAAGTGGAAGAATTGGTTCAACTTATGTCCATTATGATGGATATCCACAAAATATGAAAGGTGCAATAAAACATCACTTCAAAAATGCTAAAGATGTTAAAGACTTTATTAAAAAAGGTGGAGCTTCAGGACTATATAAAGGTAAAGACCCAGAATATTATGGAAAACAAGGATTTTTCGCAAGTGGTAAATCAAACGACCTTGAAAAATACATGAGAAGTGTCGACCAAAGAGGTGGTGGAGCAGAATATGTATATTTATTTAATATGAAAGATAAAAAATGGTATGTTTACGATTATTATGGGGGAAACAAAGAACTAAAAAAACTTTACTAAGATGATTAAGTTAAAAGACATACTAAACGAAGAACCAATAAATGAAGGACCTTCTACTGAAGAAAAAAGAATAGCTATGTTAGCAGTTAGAAAACAAGCTAAATATAGAAATGTAGATTTAGCATCAGCAATACAAGACCAAATCAACGCTCTTATGGATTTACAAAGAGATATTAAGAGAGGTAAAAAGATTAAATAAGGAGAGAATATGAGACTAAGAGATATACTTAAAGAATCAGAAGATAGAGGACTAACTAACGAAGTTAAAAAACACTTCTTAGAAATAGTTTCTACTTACAACAAATATCAAGAATCAATGGATAGAAAATCTGATATCATTGAAGTTGCTGAAACTTTGGGTGGTATTACGGAAGCTGCAAGAGAATTAGCTCTTAGAGAAGCTGATGATTGGTTTGATAAACATACTATAAAAAGAAATATGAGTGAGCTAACTAAGTTAGGTTCTCAGTTTGATAAAGTTGCTAAGGAAGCAAAAAACTTAGACCAAAGAATGAATACTTTATATGAAGATATGGGTAATATTCTTTCACGATACTACAAAATCGGTGAAATTACTGAAGATGAGATGAAAGAAAGATTGGGTATCAAAGAAGGAAAAGGTGATTGTGGTTGTGGTTGTGGAGGAACTACACCAGGTGGATGTGGAGATACAATAAAAGAAGAATCAGTAAAAGTTTCAAGTAGAAACGCTGATGGTTCTATAACTACTACAATCAAAGAAGAATCAGAAGAATTACTACAAGCTCTTAAAGATAAATTATCAGATGAAGGTGGAGCAGCTGGATTCAAAGACCTACAAGATAAAGCAAAAGAAATGGGAGTTGATTTGACTGCTGATATGTTAAAAGGTATGAATGGTATTTCTCAACATAGAGATGGTGATTATATTTTAGATGGATTTGCATCCGATGCTCAACGAAGAGCAGCATTTGCAAGTGGATATAAAGCAAAAGGTAAAAAAGGTAAGAAAAAAAATGAACTAAAAATATTTGGTGAAAAATTTACTAAATTAGTTGAAAAAAATGTTCCAACTAATCCTTCAAAGTGGGCATACTACAAAGCACAAGCTAAAAAGAAGTTTGATGTTTATCCTTCGGCTTACGCCAACGGATGGGCTGCTAAAAAGTACAAAGCCGCTGGTGGTGGTTGGAAAAAAGGATAACAAATGGCCAAAGTAGAAACAGAAAGATTTTTCGGTAACAAAGGTATTATCATTATGATTCGTGATGGTAATAAATTTACTTCTGCTATATTCAAAGATAAGAAAAACGCTGATAAGTTTAATAGAAACAATCCATCAGATGTAAAAAAACTTTTACAATTAGCTAAAAAAACAAAATTTCCAAAAGCAATAGATGAAGGACCAAAAAGATACAATCAAAAAGATGGTGTTGGTAAATCAAAATATGTAATTTCTTACCACGATGGTAAAAAGAAACACAAAGATGGTAGTGATTTTTTCGATATCCAAATTTTCAGAAACAAAAAAGATTTAGCAAAGTTTGTAAACGCTTTACATAAAGGTGGATACAAATATGGATTCGGTGAATCAGTAAACGAAGGTTCAATGGATTGGGAAAAACATTTCAAAGGATATAACGAAAAAGAACTAAAAGTTATTTCTAAATTTATATTTATGAATCCTCAAGGTATTGATGGTGTAATCAAAATGTCTAAACACAAACCAAGAGATTTCAAAAAAACAATTCAAAAGGCTGCAAAAGCGGGATTGTATGAATCAGTAAACGAAGCATTCCTTGTTGCATATGGAAAAGGACCTAAACCTATCAAACCTGCATTCGCAGCGTACGCTGATAAAAAGATGGCTCAAAAGTTTATGGCTGATATGAAAAAGGATGGGTACAAAGTAATGATGACTCAAAAGAAAATCAGAGGTGTTGATGAATCAGTAAACGAAGCAAGTAAAGAAGCGATGGGTATTGCTGGATTCACAGGAACTCGTGGTGTTGCCGTTGATGATTTTATTAAGAAAAATAAAATTGATGCTCGAAAACTTTTTAACTTTGTAAGGAAAGGTAATCTAAGAGATAGAATGGATTTCGTTACTGCTATAGCTGGTAAACCAAACAATAAGTTTTTTAAAATGATTGTTGGTAGATTTGCAGAATCAGTAAACGAAAACAAATATCGAATGATGAAGCGAAGCTCCGCTACAAAAATGTTAAATAAAAAATTAACTATCAAGCGAATTGGAAGTAGAGAAAGATTTGATATTGGTAGAGCAAAACCAGTTAAATTAAATGGATTTGCATTTTATATACCAGGAAAAGGATACATTGGGATGAAAGATGGAGGAGGAATGCCGTATACCCCACTTGGTGGAAAAAAAGCATTACAACAGATATTAGATGATGGTGGATTCTTAGATTACAAACCAAACATCTTTATTAACCCAGTTGATGAATCAGTAAATGAAGATAAAAATCAAATCGTTCAACTTAAAAAGAAAGTTGGTAAATCTGAAATAAAATTCTATGATGCATTATCTAAAATAGAAAAAAAATTAGGTAAGAAAAAATATAGAGCATTTTTAGAAAAAGGTTTAAAAGATTTCAAAATAAATGCAAAACACTATGATTACCGAAGTAATGGAGATGCAGAAGAAAAACTATTTCAATTAGCAAAATAAGATGAACTTAACAGATATCCTACATGAATTAGTAAACGAACCACAAAACGAAGATTTAAGAAAATGGTTTGGTAAAGGTAAGACTGGTTCATCATCAGGTGGAGGATGGGATAGATATAGTTCTACTGGTAAGAAGTTAGGTAAATGTGGTGATGGTAAAGAAGGTGGAGCATATGCGGCATGTTTATCAAAAGAGAAAGCGGCTAAATTAGGAGCTAAAGGTAGAGCAGCATTTGTAAGAAGAAAAAGAGCAGACCAAAAGAAATCTGGTGATGCAAAAAAAGGAGGAAATAGGACTAAAGGTAAAAAACCTACTTTCTCAAAAACAGGAACATAGTTATATTAAATAAAGGAGAATGAGTAAACACCCAAGGTTAGTTTCCGTTGAAGTAAGAAAAGGAAACATACAAAAAGCATTAAAAATATTTAAAAGAAGAATGGAAGATTCAGGCCATCTTCAATTATTAAGAACAAAACAAACTTACACAAAACCTACTACAAAAAGAAGAAAACAAAAACTTGAAGCAATCAGAAATCAGAAGAGACAAACTATGATTGAAAAGTATGAAGATGGTGATTCTTCTATAAGGTTATTTACCAAAAAAAGAAAAAAACGAAGATAATTTATCGTTTTTTAGTATATTATAATACTTATACTCAGTAACACACCAATCTATGTGTGTTTGAATTTCAGTTGGTTAATGAATACCCTTTTCTAAGTGGTGACCGAACAACCGACCTAACATCATTGAAAATCCCAAATATTTTCACGAATTAATAAGGAAGGCAAAAAAATGGCAAATTCTAAATTATTAAAAGAAGCCATCGCAGACGCTAAAGCCGTTAGAGAAACTGCAATCGCTAATGCTAAAATCGCATTAGAGGAAGCATTTACTCCAAAACTACAATCTATCTTATCTAAGAAACTTCAATCAGAAATGGCAGAAGAAGAAGAAGATGAAGTAGAAGAAGTAGCAGAGGAAGTTGCATCATCTGATATCGGTAAAGGTGGAGAACCTAAGTATGATGAAGCTCATACTGAGTTAGACCCTGAAACTGAAAAGGAAACTGCAGCACCTGGCGAAGAAGATTCTAATGTTGACAAAGTTGATGACTTAAAAGAAGGAGAAGATTCTGAAGAAGAAGTTGAAGAAACTGTATCTGAAGGAGATGACTCTGAAGAAGAAGTCGATGAAGTAAACGAAGAAGAAGATTCTGAAGAAGAAGCGAACGAAGGCTATCACGAAGATGATGAAGATGAGGTTGATGAAGAACTTAACCTTGAGGACATCATTAAAGAACTTGAATCAGAACTTTCAGAAGAAGAAGGTGATGAGGAAGAAGTTGAAGAAGGCGAACACGGTGAGGAAGAAATGAGTCACGGTGAAGAAGAAGGAATGCATGGTGAAGAAGAAGGCGAACACGGCGAAGAAGAAATCGCTGGTGAAGATGAAGTCGAAGAAGATATCGACCTTGATGAAATCCTAAAAGAAATGGGATACGGAGAGGAAGAAGATTCAGAAGAGGAAGTCGAAGAGTCTACTGACAACCAAGTTGAAGAACTTAATAAGGAATTAGGGGAAGCTTACGCTACCGTAAAAGAACTTAAAAGAACTATCAACGAAGTAAACCTACTTAACGCTAAATTACTTTACGCTAATAAGTTATTCCGTTCATACGCTATGAACAATGACCAAAAAAGTAAAGTTGTAGAAACTCTTGACAGAACGAAATCTGTTAGAGAGGTGAAATTGGTATTCGCTACATTAGCAGAATCAATGAAATTCGGTGGAGAAACTAAAAAAGTAAGAGTAACAGAAGGTATCGCTTCTAAAGCTCAAGCTTCAACAGCTCCTAAGAAAGAAATTATTTCTGAAAGTAACGAAATAGCTAACAGATTTAAAAAGTTAGCTAACATTAAATAATTAATTTTTTTATAAGGAGAGAAAAAAATGGCAAATTTTGATTTAAACAAACTTATGGAAGGAAAGAACCCACAATCAGTAATGCTCGAGGAAACAAGAGGATTAAAGACTAAATGGGAACAAACTGGACTTCTTGAAGGTTTAAAAGAAAGAGACCAACATCAGATGTCGGTTCTTTTAGAAAACCAAGCAAAACAATTGCTTGATGAAGCTAACTCTACTTCTACATCTTCAGGTAATGAAGAGTGGAATGGTGTAGCTCTTCCTTTGGTAAGAAGAATCTTTGGTGAGATTGCAGCGAAAAACTTCGTTTCTGTTCAACCAATGAACTTACCATCAGGACTTATCTTCTACTTAGACTTTAAATATAACAACAATCAGTTTGGTTCTGGTTCAGCGGTTGCTCCATATAGTGGTTCTTCACTATTTGGTGGTGATGGTTCGGACTTAGGTTCAACTAATGTTGCTAAAAACGGTCTTTACGGAAGTGGGCGTTATGGATATACTCTTAACGACCAAAATGTAGCAGTTACTGCTGGTAACACAACTGTAGCTACTGCATCTATGAGTGATATTAACTACGATGCTAACTTTACTGCTTCAGTAGCAGCAAACAAAGTATTTAAAATTACTATTGCTAAATCTAACATTTCATCTACTGCTGATGATGATGCTATCAAAGCATTTACTATCGTTGATGCAGGTGATGGTGATGAATTAGGCGAAACAATCGGTGAACACAACAGAATAGAG